CTACTGAAAGATCAAAGTCGGGGTTGGTGTTGGACACGCCGATACTAGTTGTCGCCTCAAATTTATCCGCTCGAACTTTGGCGTTAACTATGTCTAAGTTCCCCGCCTCCGGTAGGATACTATTCGACATTTATTATAAGAGGAGGTTTTTTTAAATGACCAAAAGCCTACGGCTTTTATTTGATACGAGTGGCTTCGCCACTCGGGATGAGAAACTTTAGAAACTCTGTTCAGTTTGTAAAGTTTGTTTTTTTGTTGATTGGAAAGAGGGTTTATGGAGTTGGAACGGTGGGCCACTCAACACCCGTGAGGTTTCCGTCCGCGTCTAAAGTTGGTCGAGCCGTACGAGGCAAGTCCCTTAGAGCTCGGCGGTAGTCCTTCCAGTTCTGGATATCCAGTTCGAGCCAGTGTGGATAATCTGGGGTCATGTATTTATCACTCTGGTCGAGGAGAGTGTTCCGTTCCTCTCGGAACTTTTTGATCGCATCAGCGTTCGTTAGTTTGTAGAGTGTATATTCATACACAATATCGAGAGGTCTTGGAAAGTTCTCGTCATCGAAAACAACACTCTCCCACGTGGTTCCATCGGAGGTATAGGGTTCACCCGGGGCTATACTTTCTAATATTTGGGCTAACATCATATACTGTACCGCTACATTTTTATGACACGAATTCTATGTAAACGAAACCATGTTGACCTGTGTGTGTTCCAAACGAGGGGCTGCTCCCATTATTCCTCGACGAACCACCGAGCCCACCACTGCTACCATAAGCGGTAGTACCACCACCGGCGTACCCACCACCACCACCACCACCCGTTTGAGAACCACCACCACCACCGAACCCCCCGTCCCACTGTTGCCCACCTGTTCCACCCGCAGCTGTCGACGAACTGCCGCCTATATGATAACCGTTTCTCGTATTTCCGTCTCGGCCGGACTCGGCGACAAAACCAGAACCCCCGCCATGATTTGTGGCGGTCCCCCCGAGTGAGCCGTTGATGGTGGTATTACCCTGTGATGTTCCACCATTCGAAATTGTATATTGCGTGTTCCCCGCCCACCGCGTGGCGTTCTTTCCACCACCACCACCACCGACAGCATACAAATATGTTCGATCTTCACTTAGAACCCATGATGCTCCACCACCACCACCACCGTGGTATGAGCCATTGGGTCCGACGTTCGGGTCTACATCCTCACCAGCATGTCCGACAAGTATGGCAAATTTTGTTCCCCTTGTGATCGAAAAGTTTCCTTGGCTATATGCCCCAAGCCCAGCGCCGACTAACGTACCCGCTGAGATGTTGTAGGAATGCCCCCCTCTCGCTCCAGCTGCTTTAATTATATACGTCCCAGATTTGGGGGCTGTCCATATTTGAACACCCCTATCGGTGTTGTCGGTGCTGGCGTTGAAATAAGCAGTGTTATCCGTCCATGCGGGGGAATACGCAGAAAGAAAGTCGCTGAGTCTTGGTCCGTACGATCCCGTAACACCCGCATTCGTGAATGTAAATGAAGTAAAGGAGTAAAGTTCGGCACTCCCCACGATATTGATTGCTCTATCTGTGAACAACCCGCTGTTATTATCAGTCAATCGGAATGTTACACTCGTCGTACCCACCGCCGCAATTTGACCTGTTATAGCACCTGTACTCCCGGTAAGAGCAAGACCCCCAGGTAAGGCGTTACTCCCGGGTGCTAGAGTGAATGTCCTATTCGTACCACCAGCACCATCTGTACCTACGAGTGTTTGAGTTTGGGACAGAGCAGTATCGAACCCCAGGTTCGCACCAGCCGCGGTAGTCCATCCGGCTGGAAACCCTATCGAGGCAGTACTGGTTCCACTCAGACCCGATGTACTATTAATCCTAACTTTAAAGGGTTGTTGGGTGAGATCCCAAGATCCCGATCCACCAAAAAATTGTACATTATTGAGTTCAATATTATGACCACTGCCGTTGAATTTTGACTTTATTACTACTCTGAAATAAGTGAAAGTTGTTGTTACCCCCGCGGATAGTGTTGTAACATTTGTGGACATAGTCGCCGCCGACGACACAAAGGGCCGCGGCTGAGCATGAAGTGCCGTCCAATTTGTACCGTTGTTGCTCCCTAATATAACAAATTGTCCGTGTTGATAGTTAGCTGATGTACTGCCTATTACAGCGCGAGTTAGTATAACTGGGCTTGGTATTTGTAATTGTAACCAATGCCCACGATGCGTTGTTCCACTTATATCTTGAGTTGCTGCGGACTCAAGTCCCGCTAAATAGGGGTCGGCGTTTAAATAGCCAGTGTCGGGGTTACCAGTGGAAGCGTCCCAGTAATGATTCGAACTCGTACTCACAACATCATTAAAGGCCTTCCACGCGTTAGTCGAGTTAATTGAGGCACTCGCTGTGTACCCAATGATTGAATCATTATTTGTCAACGCATTAGGTGGAAACTCAACCGCCTCACCCCCCAATTTGAAAGTTATTTGTGTCCCGGCAGCGTTCGGTGCGGTCGCATCTAAAACACTGTACAAACTTCCATCGGCACCTTCCAATTGGACCGTCGATCCACTGACCATACCCGTACCGGTAACCGTGAATACTTGGGTTGATGCGTCAAATACGAAGCCGGAGGTGGTGGTGTCGGTAATATCTACGATATAGGCAGAACCGGTGTTAGTAACACCACCCGAGTCTTCATTCTCCGCCCCCACGATAACCTTCGTCCCATCCCCATTCATGGCGACATCTCCCCCGAAATAGTCGCTGCTCGCCCTGTCCGATGCTGCAATCTTTGTACCCGTATCCCAATTCGAACCATCATAGGCATAGATATAGGCTGAACCGGCTGAAGTGAGTCCACCCGGGTCTTCATTCCGCGCCCCCACGATAACCTTCGTCCCGTCCGAGTTCATGGCGACTCTGTCGCCGAAATAGTCATTCGCCTGGGCGTCCGATGCCAGAATCTTCACACCCGTATCCCAAGACCCACTACTATAGGTGAAAATATAGGCAGAACCGGCGTTGTCAGCACCCGAGTCCTCTTCCCGCGCCCCCACGATAACCTTCGTCCCATCCCCACTCATGGCGACACTGTAGCCGAACTCGTCGCCCTGGTACTTGTCTAGTGCCACAATCTTTGTACCCGTATCCCAAGACCCACTACTGTATGTATAGATATAGGCTGCACCAGCGTCATTCAAACCGCCTGCATGTTCATCCGGCGCCCCCACGATAACCTTCGTCCCGTCCGAGTTCATGGCGACATCCCACCCGAACTTGTCAAGCGTTTCCCTGTCTGGTGCCACAATCTTTGTCTCCACCCAAGACGAACTCGAACTATCGTAGGTATATATGTAAGCAGAACCGGCGTCCAGGAGATCACCCGCCTGCCCGACCTCATCAGCCGCGTCTTCTTGATACGCCCCCACGATAACCTTCGTCCCGTCCGAGTTCATGGCGACACTCCACCCGAAATAGTCCTCCACCGCCTTATCCGATGCCTGAATCTTCACACCCGTACCCCAAGACGAACTCGAACTATCGTAGGTATAGATATAGGCTGCACCAGAGCGATTAAGATTACCAGAGTCTTCACGGTACGCTCCCACGATAACCTTCGTTCCATCCCCACTCATGGCGACGGCCATACCGAAATTGTCATACGAGTGCTGATCTGCCGCTGGCGCTACAATCTTTGTACCCGTATCCCAATTCGAACCATCGTAGGTATAGATAAAGGCACACTCTCCGGCTGCCACCGACGAAGTATAACCGACCCCCACGATAACCTTCGTCGCGGCCGAGTTCATGGAGACACTCCGACCGAAATAGCCGCCGCTCACCCTATCCGATGCGGGCGCTACAATCTTTGTCTCAGTGCCCGCCCCCACCGCTGACCCTCCACTAACAAGTGTGGTTAACGGCGAAATACCCGTGATCGTGGGGGGTGTCGCGATAGACCCCCATCCAGACGCCGTGTACGCTTCCATGAACCCGGTTGTGGAGTTATAGCGGATCGTACCAAAAGCAGGGTACTCCGCCCTTTGTGTGGTCGTCCCACCACCTATACTCGTACCACCCGTCCCTGTGACCACGAGGTCTCTAGACATGATACGACCAGAAACCTCTAATTCTGCCGTTGGTGAGATACTCATAGTAGCCCCCATACCAGCGTGGGCTGTACAGAAATAGTAAAGTGTTGTGGGAGTATCTGTGGTGACCGCAAATGTTCTTGTGGCTGTACCCCCACCTCCGTACGTTCCCGAATTCGTTATACCCGTAGTATATTCGCTACCAGTGGCAGTTGTTGAAAATCTAAGTGGATGGGTCGCAAGAGTCGTACTAGATACGTCAAATATATACGTATGGTTTTGTTCTAATTGTAGAGAAGATTGCTGTACACCATTGATATAGTATTTATTAGCACCACTGGCATTCGATACTGTGAACACGAATGTCTTTGTGGCCGCCCGCCGTTTGTCAACACCTTTTCCCCCATCGACGGAGATGGATTCTGTGAAAAGATTCCAATCTTGGATGGCGACGTTGGAACTGTTACCCGCAGCCTTTGTGGCGACGAGGGCATACTTATTGAAGTCCTCGGGTGTATTGACTGAAATTGTTTGGACGTTTGAATTTGTCACTGGGTTACGATCCTTCCAGTATCCAATTTCTGTCCACGTAACACTATCATTTGTCGCGTATATATTCGCCGAAGCAGGGAACTGTGCAGCTGTTAGAGGAGTCAATTTCATGTGTCTCAATCTGGATTTATACGGGAACTCGATAGCGAGCCAGTCACCAAACTGTGTAGGGTGGGTGTTTGAAAGTTGGGTAAGATTATTTTCATGGAACACGTTGTCTCCACCGATGTATCCACCGGCGAGATCGCCACTCACCCAAGCATTCGCAGTCCCATCAAATGCGTTGAATGTATTAGAGTTTGTAGCTAAGTTTGAAGTTGTGAGGGTGTACGGCCCGGTAGACACGTTTGAGAAGATATTCGAAGGAGGTTGTTCAGAAACCATAGTGAATTTATTCATGAAAGATCCACCAGAGTCTGTGAGTTCACCGGTAGCTTGATCATAGGTAACCAAGTTCGCAGCCACGTCAGCAACCCTAAGGGTATCGATGAAGACGTTACTGTCAAACTTAAGTCGACCACCTATATCGATATTAGACGCAACATCTATACCCCTTTCTGCATCCGTAGAGATGAATGTACCCGCGGATTCAATAT